TGTATTTCAAAAGATAGAACACAGACACATCTGTATCGCTTGTGGGAAGACGAGATAAATGACTAAATCTAAATGCTGGCATAATAATTCATGTTGCACTTGTCCTAAATGTAAAACATATTTTTGTGATATATGTGGAGAAATCGTAAATGACTGACGATGGATTGGTTCCTTTCCTAATTGGTCTGACCATGGGGCTGGTTTTCTCAATGATAGGGTTTGGTGCTATATGGTATCATAGGGGATTGCCATAATGCCTAAAAAAACTAAAGCATGGCTCGCGTGGCGCAAAAGGTACATGGAGGATAAATTATCCCGACCTGACGAATTATTTGTCCAAACTGACCAACAAAGAAAAAGATTGGATGAACTGAAAAAAAACGGAATTGATACGAGGAAACGAGTACCATGAGCTATATGCCACCCGCAAAGTCAGATACCCATCTTACACCTGACAGGGTTTATGATTTGATTGAGGAATATTGGGGATATAAAAAAGACAAAATGTATGATCCATGCCCTGAGATACACGATTGGGACGGGCTGACAGTCCCATGGGAGAAAATCAACTATGTCAATCCGCCATACACTTTGCTTAAGGAATTTGTAGCAAAGGCCATTTATGTGGCAAATTTGCACCATTATGAAACAATAATGCTTTTACCAGCAAAAACCGACCAGCGATGGTTCCATGATTTGCTTGCAGGGCATTATAAGATCCACTGGATTAAGGGGAGATTAAAATTTAAAAACGATAAATGGAGTGCAACCCAACCGCATTTCTTGGTGAGAGTGCATTGAGCATTACAAGAAACCTGTGGATGAAAACCCACTGTGAAATCCATGCTAACCACTGGCATAAGCTCCTGGTAGATGAGATATGATGCTCTCACATCTCCCGCCACGGGAACCAAAGGAAATAGTGCGAGAGGCTCTTAGAAAACAGTGTATTGATGCTTTGTATGTGGGATTCAGCGGTGGCAAGGATTCCTCAGTCGTTGCGCACTTTGCAGCAACAAATTTTCCCGAACTCTTCAAAGGCTGTATTTTTTGCGACACTGGTATCAAAGCAAAGGAGGCTTTGGAGTTTGTAGAATCCTACTGCAAGGAGATGGACTGGCCTCTTTTTATCGTCCATCCAGACAGATCCTTTGAGCAGATTGTAGATGAGAACGGCTTTCCAGGACCCGATGTTCACACTTTCATTATGCGGTACCTCAAGTATATCCCAATGAGAAAATTTATCACAGCCTGTTATGCGGAGGGTGAAAAGCCCGCCATACTCAGCGGAGTAAGAAAAGCAGAAAGTGTGAGAAGAGGAATTAACGCGCGCGATGAGGTTTACAAGGACGGCAAGATGATTTTCATCTCACCGGTAATTTACAAAAGCGATTCTTGGATGTACGCATATTACACCGAGCACAAGCTCAAAAGGAGCGGTGTATATAACACACTCCATATTTCTGGAGATTGCCTTTGTGGTTGTTTTTCGAAACCAGGTGAGGCAAAACTGCTTGAGATTTTCCACCCTGACGTAGCAAGGCAGATCTCCAGCTTGGAAAAAAAGATCGCAAGGGGTGACTGCAAAAAAGAGGCTTTGAAACATCCTACTTGGGGAAAGCAGGCTGGCATGGTCCATGCAGAAGAACAGGATCAGATTGACAAGTTCCTGTGTAATGATTGTTACTTTGACCGCAAAGATGATTCTGAGGAATTTCTAAAAGAGATGGATGCCATTGAAAAGAAGCTGGAGCAGATATGAAATGGCTGAGCTTGTTTTCGGGAATCGGGGGATTCGATCTCGCATTGACGAGGTGCGGACACCAAGTTATTGGGGCTTGCGAGATAGATGACTACGCTAGATCAGTTTACCAACGACACTTCAAAGGAGCCACAATCTACAAAGATGCCGTCAAGCTCGAAGCTGACAATCTCCCAGACTTCGACGGATTGTGCGCAGGATTTCCTTGTCAGACTTTCTCGATTGCTGGAAACAGGCTCGGATTTGAAGAGTCACGAGGCACGTTATTTTTTGAAATTGCTAGGATTGCAAAGCAAAAGCGACCTAGATTTTTGTTACTTGAAAACGTTGAGGGATTATTATCTCACGATGGAGGGAAAACTTTTGCAGAAATTCTCGCAACGCTGGATGAAATCGGGTACGATGCAGAATGGCAAGTGCTCAATAGCAAGTATTTCGTTCCGCAAAACCGCCCCCGTATCTTCATTATCGCATATCTTAGAGGAACACCCAGACCAAAAATATTTCCTTACAGACAAGGGAATGAACTACCTGGTGAATCGGGACGAGGAAAATCGGAAAGCGGGGAGGGGGTTCGGAGCGAAGTATCTACGATTGACTCAAGGTACGGAGCCCTCCGAAACGCTGGTGAAACCTACATCGTTGCAGATAGAACAAGAACATACGCTGGAACAGGAAGAGCTTTAGAGTCACCCAAGAAAATCTCAAATGACCTTACAAGTGTGACAAAAGACAACCTCGTTATAGAGCCAGCAATTAAAATGGTACAAAAGCACAACCGCGACACAAACCGAGTTTACCACCCCGACGGCATAGCAAGATCCCTCCGAGCCAATAGTGGAGGTATGGGTAGTAAGACAGGACTTTATGCAGTTATGAATCCAGGGCTACACAAAAAATCCCAGAATGGCAGAACGGTAAAAGAGGACGGGGAGGAAATGTTTACACTAACAGCTCAGGATAAACACGGAGTCTTTGACGGCAAAAAAGTGCGCCGACTTACTCCGCTTGAGTGTGAAAGATTGCAGGGATTTCCAGACGGATGGACAGAGGGAATATCCGATACCCAGCGCTACAAGTGCCTTGGTAACGCTGTAACGGTGCCAGTGGTAGAATTTATCTTAAAGGAGCTGAATAAGAAGATATGAAAGAAACCTGTCCCGAGTGCGGAGGTTACGACGGTGATCACGATGAGGATTGCGAATACGGAGATTAACACCTTTAAGCTGTCAAAGTAATATATTTTCATGGTAGTATGGGAAATATTACTGGCTGTTGGAATCCCTCTAAGTGGTGCTGCCGTATGGACTATAAGGTATTTTTGGAAGAAAGAACAATGCTTTACAATTTTAGCAAACAAAATAGATCAATTAACTGATCATGATGTAGGATCTATTGACACGCATGAGGAATTTGAACAAAGGTTAAGAAATATTGAAACTCAACAGACAAAAAACGAAATTTATTTAAAATTACTCCTAGACGATAGAAAAATCTCATATAATCCATAATTAATAACATTTTAAAGCGATTATTCAGATAACTTGGTATGCCAAAAAATTGGGCTCCAGCTAGTCACGTAGGCGCTGTAACTATTGGGTTGATGGACGTACTCGCTGGCGAATTTTACAAGGAATTTAAAAAAGGGGAAATTGATCATAGTTTACTAATTAAATTAAGTCAGGCTGCAGGGTACCAAGCGCAACTCTATGCGGGATTACAAAAGAACATTGAATATGCAGCAAGACTTGAACGTGTTGAGAAAGATATGCACCGTGTTACACCCGAGGATTTGGCACTTGGATTAAATCCAGTTTTAAAAGAAGAAGCTGAGGATAAGGTCAGAAATAACAACCGATAAGCCTTGGTACATTCGGACGATTTCCGTTTAGGGAAAGTTGAACAAAGACTAAATCAGGTAAAAGCTCAGGCCTTACCCGAATCCATCCCAGACAACCTACTTGATTTTATCAAAGAGTTTCGCCCCATGATTGGACAAAAACCATTAAACTTCGACAGGGACCCATATTGGATCGAGCCATTAATGGATACTCATAAACACATAACTTTCGTAAATGGCCGTCAGACATACAAGACAACCAATGCCAGTTCCCTGATCGCTTGGGTTGCACTTAGCAAGCCAGGGAGCGAGGTAACTTATGTTGCAGATGATGACAACCACCGATCAGCATTTTCCGAGCAAAGATTACGTCAGGAAACTTTCCAAGCCAACCCAAAGATGGAGCGATTCCTACCAAACGGAAAAGCAAACGTTGGTAGGATCAGACTCCTTAATGGCTCCGTAATCTACTTGGTGACAGATGAAAATAAGTATCACGCTGTAGAGGGTAAGAGTAATGAGGTTCTTGTTCTTGACGAAATGCAAGCTCAGGATGTTGGATTTTTACCAGTGGCATTTTACTCAATGTCAAAGACTCACGGACGTTTCTACGGCTTTGGAATCGGAGGTGAGGCTGGCTCTGACTATTACAAAATCTGGAAACGGACTGACCAGCGCGAATGGGTGTACGACAACCCCGATTGGCGTGACAAGCTGGAGTTCGACGCTTTCGGTGAAATATCCAATTCACAGGATGCCCTCGATGAGATACTTGCTGGTAGATGGGTGTCGCAAAACCCAACAAATACGGAGTACCGCGGTTATCACTTTCCGCAACGTATGTTCCCGCATATTCCCTTAACGATACATGATGCTGTTACAAAGTACCATGTCCAGCCAGAGCTTTCAATAGAGTATCAGGAAAAACATTATCCACGTTCCATGTTTTTGTCCCACTGTGAGGGTGAGTTCTACAAGGCAGAACGCCGACCAATCACACCCGATATGGTAGAAAAGTGCTGGGTTAATTACATGAAGCTTTTGAGCGGGGATGAGGTCAGGGATCTAAAAGCCTTATACGGCAACGAAATTACCGTATTGGGTGGTGTAGATTTTGGTAGTGGTCCCGCTGCGTCGAAAACTGTTATTGCTATTGTTATTCATTGGAATAAGAGTAATCGCTATCAGCTTGCATGGATTGATCCAAGGCCGAGTGAGCACCCAATGGATCAGGCACGATATATTGCTAATCTGTTTAAAGACTATGATGTGGATTTCTCAGTCGGGGATTGGGGATACGGACAAGACCAAGTACCAATAATCCAAGGCGGTGGCAGGGATTCACAAGATAATAAGTTCTTAGGAGTGGGTTCTAATAAATTCATAGGATGCCAGACAATCGGCAACGAAATCAAACAAAACGCCGATTATTCCCAGAATTATGATGATCGCGGAAATGAGGAAAAACAGCGAATTACCATTGACAAGACAACCGTGGTGCAAAACTTTATTGATTTTATTGGAATGTCAGTTGCTCACCCTCTTTACCCAAATGAGGAAAAATTCAAAAAACCAATGTTCATTATACCTCACTATTACGACTGGCAAACTGGCTTTCTTATGGATGATATGACAAGTATCACACGTAAGGACTTGGAGGCAGTACAGGAAGTCAAGGTGGAGGATCCAAGACAAAAGGCAATCAAGCAGTTTAACCATCCTCCAGACTCGGTTATGGCAATAATCTATTGTTTGGTAGCTGACCTAAATTACAACCCAACAGCCTACATAATCTCGCCAGTACGCCGAAAAGCCAGACGTAGATAGTATATAAACAGGGGGAACTAATAGCAGGCGTGGCAACGTGCTTAGGTCATAAACACGGGACTAACTGTTTCAAAAACTCACGCTCACCAAAATCAAAAAACTGGAAAGATTTTCAATTATGTCATTCTTGTTATTGTATTATTATTCTTAAGACAATTCCCAAAAAAGGTCATGGTGGCAAATACCTTACCGAAGTTTATGAAAACCAAGGAATGAGTATGATTGCTACTATATGAAAACTCCTTTATTCTAGGGAGAGATTAAAAAATAATGGGATTTAAAACCAGGCTAGCCAATGGTTTGAAAAAAATAGGATTAGCTGAAACACCGCAAAGAGCACCTTTTGAAAAAAGAGTACCAAGTGTAAATCTAAACCAGTTAAAAATGTCAATGGATGCAACCATGCACGAAATGGCTCCAGGGTTATCACAGCCAGTTTGGGGTCCAGAAATTTCTACTGTCGGCGCTTATTCTAGAGAGGGTTATACCTCCAAGACATTTGATACTCCAGAGATTCCCTTTAGAGTCCAAATGGTCGGATTACAGGTTGACGAGGATACACAGCTTGCTATTAATCACTTATCATCACAAGTTACGGGTGGCGCACATTATGTAAAAGCCGAGCAGAGTTTTGTTGCAGATTATTTCGAGCGACTCACACAGGATCTACACTTTGACACGCTTGATACCATTATTGCAAAAGAGCTTCTTTGGTATGGTAACTCCGTTTGGAAGCCACGAATGGGTATCAAAAATGTAAGAAACTTTAATGATTTAATGCACATTCCAATTTCCTCGTTTGTTAGGATTTGGTGGGACAGACAAAGGATCCCATACAAGTATGAATTTAGAGGAGCTGAATATCAAGGCTATCACAATCCAGGTGAGGTAATTCACTTCAAATGGAATCCAGTAGATGCGTCGGCTTTTGGTACAGGGTTTGCTGTTTCAATGACGAGTCCGCGATACTTTGAATTTCCAATCGGCGGGGGTGAATTTGAAACAAGGCTTTTGCCAAGCTTGCTAGACCGCAAGTATGCTACACAGTACACAATGCAGATGGCTGAGCAACGTTACATAGCAAGGAACCTTTACACCGTAGAGAACGGTGACGAAACAAGCAGAGCCAATCTGCAAGCCCAAGTAGAGTCGCTTGACATTGGACAAGATATAGTAGCTGGAGTCAAAGTAACCGCCCAAGAGCTTGGCTCACAAGCTCGTAATTTCAATCCAGAACAGTTTACCGATCTAACGATTGGTCCTATCTTTAAGGCACTCAACGATTTTAGAGGAAAACAAGGATCTTCCGAAAGTCATCAATTTGCAAACGCTCGTAGCTC